GTTCGTTTGCGTAAAGCTGGCGATAAATTTAAAGCAGCTGCTAATGCTAAATCTTTGGTATCTCCAGTAGCATCTGGTAAAGATGTTCCTGAAGTATCTATCGGTCGTGATTGGACTCCACTTAAAGGTTTGGCAGATACTTATGAAGAAACTTGCTTCCGTCCTACTAAAGAAAAGAAAGACGCTATCGGCCAATTAGCAGATTACACTGATGAAACAGTTGAAATGCAAGAAGGCACTGGTCTTGTTCGTGTAAAAACTACTGGCGTTGTTCCTAAAGTTGGCGAAATTCGTCTTGGCAATGTACCTATCGGTATTATTGAACGTAATGAATACACTCGTGATGACGATGCATTCAATGGTATTATGCCTGGCCCAATTCGTACTGATGCTTTGGTTGAATTGCCTTGGTTCGCTTATAAAGATAAAGCAGAACAAAACCCTTGGGGTTCCGCTTACGGTCAATTGTTCCCAGGTTGCTTAGTTCGTTCTGATGAAAATGGTCGTATCGTTCCTTCCATCTTGAACTTCAATGACTTGATGGCTGGTATGGATATTCAAGAATATGAAATGGAACGTCAACAAGTATTGGGTACTGTATATGCAGTTAATACTGACTTGGTTCCAGAAGGTGCAGCTAAATGGGCTACTTGGGCTCTTGAAGACCGCATGAATTCTGAATATTTCAACCCATCTGTTTATAAAAAAACTAATCGTCGTGGCGAAGACGCTGTAGAAAATTCTCCATATGCATCTACTAATGCATACCCTGGTCATCCATACGATAAAAATTATTTAAATCATGACCTTCATATGCTTGCATCTGACCGTATTGATTTGTATGACTCTCGTATGAATCCAGAATTCCGCTATAATGACCTTGGTATCCCTGGTTTGACTGATGGTGCTAATGTATTCACTAAAGTTGTAGCTGACCAAGTAGTAGGTCATCTTGGTGCTTCTGCTGACTTGTCTCAAGCACAAGACGGTTCTGCAATGCAAGAATACAATGACGTAATCATTCGTCTTCCTGATGTAAATATTAAAGAAGGTACAATTCTTCTTGAAGTTGGTGAAACTCCAATTGCTATTCCTGCTGATGATACAGCATGGGCAGCTGATGCTAAATTGTGCAAAGTTGGTCAAGTAGTTGGTACTAACTTCGTAGTTAAATATGTAAATGCAGCTCAAGGTATCATTACTATTGGTGCTAAAGACCAAGAAAATGCTACATTAAAAGCTATTGCAGATGCAGTAAAAACTAATAAGAAACCTTTGTCTGTACGCGTAGTTTACCAAGTAAAAGGTAAATCTGGTGTTCCAACATTTATGGATTGGGACGGCGTAGTTGGCTCCGTAAAAATCTTATTGCAAAAATAATTATAATTACCTCCCCTTAATTGGGGAGGAACTATAACTCTTAATTTAACTCGACAAGGAGAATTAAATACATGTCTATGAGACTTACAGAAACTTTGAACAAAATTGCAGAAGGTCGCAAATTGTCCGAAGCTCAATTGAAAAAATTTGAAGCTGGCGAAATTAAAACAAAACCAGCTGTTATGCCTAAAACTTATGACTTGATGGAAAAAATGGTATTGAACATCAATGGTAATTATGAAAAAGGTCGTGTATCCGTACAAGAATCTTTGATGACTACTGACGTTGTTCAATTAATTCCTAAAGTAATCGAAGGTCAACTTCGTGAAGCAGCCGAACCTGAATACTTGGCTACTAAATTCATGAACGTAGTCCACGTTGAAGGTGGTTCTTCCGTAACATATGTAATTCCTGTAGTTGGCGAATTGCGTGCAAGCGAAGTTTCCGAAGGCGGACGTTACAATGAAGATTCCGTAGATTTCAATACTGTAGAAAACAGCCAATTGGAAATCCGCGTGAAGAAAATTGGTTTAAAAGTAACTATCACAGAAGAAGCTGTTCAAGATTCTTCTTGGGATATCTATGGTATTAACATCCGTAAAATGGGTCAAGCAATGGCTCGCTATAAAGAAGAATGGTGCTTTAATGCATTCTCCACTCACGGTACTCCAGTATTTGATAACGACTTGCGTACACAAATGCCAGAAGCTGGTACTCACGGTTTGAATAAAGATGGTTCTTACAACAATACTTTGACTACTGAAGACTTCTTGGATTTGGTATTAGCTTTGATGGCAAATGATAAGACACCAACAGATGTTATTATGCATCCATTGACTTGGGTTGTATTTGCTCGTAACTCCATGATTGGTAATGGTTTAACTTATGGTGCATTAGGTGGTTCTCAAGTTCATCCTTGGGGTGCTACACAAGGTACTCCTGGTTTTGCAGGTTTGTCTGCTGACCAAGGTCCTCAAAAATTCATTATGAATCCTGGCCAAGTACAAGGTCGTCTTCCAATGCCTATTTCTGTATCTTTCTCCCCATTTGTACGTTTCGATAAAGTTAATAAAAAATTCGATATGTACTGCATCGACCGTAGCTCCGTTGGTGTTATTGCAGAAAAAGAAGCATTGTCTACAGATAACTGGACTGACCCAGAACGCGACATTCGTTTGTTGAAATGTAAAGAACGTTATGGTGTTGGTATCCTCGACAATGGTCGTGGTATTACAGTAGCTCGTAACATTGCAGTTGCACCTACTTATCCAGAACCTCCAACAGTTACATTGACAAATACATTGTCCGCAGCAACTGTAAATTCTTTAAATAATAAGAATTAATTCATAGTTAAAAAACTAGGGC